CTAATAATGATGTATTAACGTGGAATAATGCTAATCAAAGATGGCAAAATGCACAACCTGACGGAGGGGCGCAAATATATAATGGTACAGATGTAACACCTTTGCCTGAAAGAGCAGGATTAAGATTTAAGGGATATTTAGAAGCTGTTGATGATGCTGGGGATGATGAAACCGTAGTTGATTTAAGTTCGACTGCTATAACACCTGCTGAAACAACAAGATTTGCAGAAAATGGGAGTGGAAATATTGATTTAAAAATACAAGAGAATAAACTTTTAAAGGGAACTGCTGGGGGTTTTGCAACGGAGTTAACATTTGCTCAAGAAGCAATTTTAGGTTTAGATCTAAATAATGAAGTAAAGGAGTTTGAAGTTGTAGAGATTTACAACATACTTCGAGAAAACGCAGTAACAGCTAATAAACAACTTGCATTAATAGATATAAATGGTACTTCAGCAAACATAAAAGCTAAGTTTGAGATTAGTGCGATAGCAATACAGAACACAACCGCCAACGCTGTTACTATTAATATTGGTAGTGCTGCTTTGGGTACAGATGTGGCTAATACGGTTTTAATTGGTGCAAATGCTACCTTAAAATTACCATTAGGCACTACTTTTTTTAGTATTACAAGCGGACAAAATTTGTTTATTTCTTCTGCCCTGTGGAATAGCGCAAGTATTAATATTCATGTAACAATTTCAAAGATATGGCAATAGAAAATAAAATATTAACTTTTGGTACTAACAAAGTTGGAACTATTGGAGGTAAGTTAATGGGTTACACGAAGCCGTTTTTACCAACAGATATAACCGACTGTGTTGTTTGGCTTGACAATCAGGAAGCGGATTTTGTTAAAAATGGAGCAAATAAAGTTTCTCAATGGACGGATAAAAGCGGTTTAGGTAACCATTACATACAGGGTACAGGGGCTTTACAACCTTTATTTGTTGCTAGTGGTATTAACGGACAAAACGGTGTTTATTTTTCTAATAGTGCGGATAATTATTTGCAAAAAACATTAAATGCAGTTTATCCACAACCTTTTACGGTTATTACCGTATGGAATTTGGATAGTTTTTCAACAGGTGTAAGCCCTATAGTTTACGATAATATTCCTGCTTCGGGTTCTAGAATATTGTTGTACTGGAGTGGAAACCAAATCGCTATTGGCGGTTCAACGTTAGTTAATGCCTACGCTAAAACTAGACCTTTTGGACTTATACAAAATATGATTGAGCATAATGGGGCTAGTACGCTTGTTTTTGAGAACGGATTTTTAAAAAATACAGTGAGCGCAGGTACAAGTTCGCTAACTAGCTTTAGATTAGGTCACGCAAATGTAGTTGGTCCTAATAATAGGTTATCGGGTTATGTTTGTGAAAAAATAGTTTTTTCACGAGCTTTAAATATTCTAGAGCGAACAGAAATTAATACTTATTTATCTACAAAATATGGTTTATAAAATAGATTTAAGCGTTTATACAACGCAAATCCAAACATTGAATAATGAGTGGATTACACAACATAGGGCGAATAATCCACAAGATACCATTACTCAACGCTATGTTGATGAATGGGTATGGAGAGGTTTTGGTTACGTTGTTAAGGATAGTATTACAGAGCAGTATATTACTGATTACGTGGAGATAGTGGAGGAATTGCCTACAAGGTGGCACGAAGATAAAGCAGTTCAAATTATACAAAATAAAAGCGGTGTAGTTTGGGGTGCAATGAATGAGCCACAAATTGCTATGGGTTTAGCATTGCACCGACAAGCTATGAATATGCAAACGTATGAAGAGGGCGACCAGCTTTATTTCTACGCGAATACTATTTTACCCGAACATCAGGCAATATTTGATGCTTATCCTAATTTAGAAATAACAGTAAATCATGCAGAAAACTAAACTTGAAAGGGTTGCATTTATTGTATTATTTGGAATATTCTTTTACCTATTTGCTGTAAAATGCAAAGCAGATAGAAAGATTGATAAAGTAAAGCATCCACATTATCCTTATGTAATTGAGAAATGAGTAAAAAACTATTTGGTTATTATTTTAGATATTTACGTGAGAACCACGTAAAAAAAGCATTAATTGAGGAAATGAAATGTAATCATTTTCCTAATGAGGTTTACGCTTTATTTGATGAAGCGTGGAATAGTCGTTTTTGGGAGCAATATGGTTTTGATGGCAAAACTGTTTTAAAGGATAAATACGTACCGAGATTAGCAAGTTTTTTACATGATTACATGAGCCGTACTGGTAGGGGTGGATATGTATCTGATTTTATTTTTCGTTGGTTAGAAATTCAAACAGGAACAAAACCAAGTTATGCGCAATTTCAGTTTATTTCTGTTAGAATTGGAGCGCAATTTTTAACATTAAGAGATATTTTGCGTAAAAATCGTAAAAAAGAAACTAAAGCAATGCATGATTTGTACAATTATATTAAATCTTTAGATTAATTTTGAAACATGATAAATATTCCAACAACACAACAGTTATTTAATTCTATTAAATTAAATATTGAAGCTGAATTAAATATCCAAATACCCACGTTTGGTAAAACTTTTTTATTTGCTTTTTGTTCAGTTTTAGCAGGAACTTTAAAATTATTTTACCTTTCAGTTGGTAAGGTACAAAAAAATATTTTTGTTGATACCGCAGATAGTGAATTTAAGGGGGGAACTTTAGAACGTTGGGGACGTGTTAAACTAGGTAGAAATCCATTTCCTGCAAGGGCAGGACAATATGAAGTTGAAATAAATGGAGAAATTGGATTTACAATACCAGCCAACACCACTTTTAAATCAGATGATACGTCATTTAATCCGGGTATTTTATTTGTTTTGGATGCACCGTTTACTTTTGCAACAACAACAGAAACTATTACATTACGATCATTAACAGCAGGATTAACAAGTAAATTACAAATTAACGATACATTAACAGCAACAGCACCATTAGCAGGGGCAAATGAAAATGTAATTGTAACAACTGAAATCGTACAACCTTTAGAAGCCGAAACACTAGAAAGATACCGAGAACTTACAATTGAAGCATTTCAATTAGAGCCACAAGGGGGCGCAGGAACTGATTATAGATTATGGGCAAGTGATGCCGAGGGGGTGGCTCAATCATACCCTTATGCTAAATCAGGAGAAAGCGGAGTAGTTGAGGTATTTGTAGAAGCCGTATTAAGCGCGTCCACGGATGGCAAAGGTACACCAACAAGTTTAATTTTAGATGATGTAAGGGATGTAATCGAATTTAATCCTAATACAGATTTACCAATTTACGAAAGAGGTCGTAGACCATTAGGAGTTAAGGATGTTGAGGTAAAAGCAGTAAATATAAGTGATGTTACTGTTACAATTAACGATAGCGAATTTACAACCGAGCAAGAAAATTTAATTAAAAGTTCAATTCAATCTTACATTCAATCGGTACGCCCTAAAGTTGATAGTATTAAAATTGATACAAACGATGTAATTCGATTAAATTCTATTATTTTTGCAATAGAGAACGCAGTTACTGGAGTTAATTATGGAGCAGTTGAATTTACTGTAAATACCGTTAATATTCCAGTACTATACACTTTGGATAAAGGCGAAATACCTTTTATTGATTTATCGGATATAACTTTTGTGCCATAATGATTTTTAACATTGATAAAATAATTAAATTAAAACAGCAACTTTATCCTAAGGGTAGGGCTTTTGTTTTTGATGAAAAATCATATTTATATGCTTTTCACAAAGCAATTGCAGAGGTTTTAAAAAATGGTTATAACGATGCAAAATCAATATTAGATAGTATTTTACCTGATAACGATAGATTTTCGGAGTTGGATGCTAGTCAATGGGAACGTAGATTGGGTTTAATTTCAAACTCAAATGTAAGTTTAGAGGATAGAAAAAAAGCCATACTAAGGAAATGGCAACATCCAGGACAAATAGCACCGCGCCAACATAGGTTATTTATTGAAAATCAATTACAGTTAGCAGGGTTTAACGTACGTGTTTTTGAGAATAGATTTTATGATGGTTTTGGTAATATAATTAGTTTAACCCCCGATGTATTTTCGTTTTATCAACATGGAGTTTTTGAGCATGGAGAAAATGAACATGGGGACTTATTTAATTTTAGTGTAATAGCTAATTACATAGATGAAAATAGAGATAGTGATTTTGAAGTTACTGATAATATATTTACTTTTTTTATTGCGAATGATGATTTTGGCACGGTGGATAATTTCGGGGTTACAATACCCAATACAATTGAAGATGTTAAAGCGGATGTACTAGAAGTAAGAAAAAAAGAATTTAGGCAATTATTATTAAAATTAAAACCACAACAAACAGTAGGATATTTATTTGTAAATTATATATAATATGAAAAAGATTACAGAAAAAGCAAACACCAATGCACCTAGTAATGGTTTACCATACGGAACAATAAGAGATAGAATACAAAATGTTCAATCAGGTACACCAGTTAATACAGATGTATATTCCGATGTTCATCAATTTTTCCAACATTTAGCAGGAGTTGGGAGAATAAATCCAAACGGAGAATTAGAAAATGCTAATGGAGGTTTTCAATTAATGGATGCTTTATTTTCGGCAATTACAAGTGTAATAAATCCAAATGTATCTAATCAATTTTCAACTGATGATGATCCAAATGATTACATCGGTGCATCGTTCAGAATTGCTTATGGTGGTGGATATTTTTTTCGAACGCACAATACCGGTTATAAATCTATAATAGCGCGTTCAGTTGATGCTGTTAAGTGGGAAATTGTTTTTGAAATTGCAACGTTGGGTAATTATGTAATTTGGGATGTTGATGCGGACAATAATGGAAATGTAATGGCAATTACTGGAACAAATAAAGTTTTATATTCAAGTAATTACGGTAATACATTTACGGAGGTTACAATCGATGCAAATTTTAATGATGTTGCAAAACAAAAACGCAGAGTATTAGTTTTACCTAATAACAGATACATTGTAACACAAGCAACGGAATTAAGAAATTCATCTTCTAAAAGTAATCTTTTATTTATTAATTCAAGTGGAACTACTTTGTCTGGTGGTGGTAACATAAATACATTTGAGATTAACGATGTTAAATGTAATTTGGATTTAGAGGTTATAATGGTTTGCGGTTTTAGTAGTTTAAATGTACATAAAGCATATTATTCAAAAAACCTTAGTGGTAGTTTTTCATTTTCAATTACACATACAGCAATAGGTAATGATTTTGTTTCAATTGCACCATTTACAATAAATAAAAATTACAATGATGCAACAATTACTCAAAGTGGTTTTGTATTGGTAACTAACAACGCAATTAACAGCAGTACATTAGGTTTAGTTATTGATTTTGTTGGTGGTTCGGATGTTGTTACTGAAAGAAGTTTAGCAAATAAAAATTATTTCGGTGTTAAATACGGAAATGGTAGATTAGTATTAGCAGCAGGAACAGGATTAGAGCAATCATTTAATTTGTTAGAAAGTGTAGCAACCTACGATAATAAATTACCAGCTTCAACATTCGATCTAGCATTTGGAATGAATACATTTGCTTTTTGTGGAGGGTATCAATCTACACCAAAATTTGTATAAATGAATTTTAACATAAATAGTATTGAGGTTGTGCAACTTACCAATAAATTGGAAAAGATGCATAAATCAGTATTGCCACGTACAGTAAGAGATACTTTAAATTTCGCAGCATTGCAAGATACAAAGCAGGATACTATGCTAAAATCTGCAAAGAAAAATTTTAAGGATGAAAGAACAAAATTAAATTTTTTCAAAGCTAATTCAAAAGTAAATTTTGCGAAAGGGTGGAATGTTAAAGGAATGAAATCCGAAATAGGTTTTAAAGCTACAAAAACTAAAACGGATGGAGCGGTTGAAAACTTAGAAAAACAAGAGTTTGGAGGAACGATAAAAGGTAAAGCGTACATACCATTAAGACAAGCAAGAATAGGGGGTAAATGGGGTAAAACCGTTAAACAACAGTATCGAATATCCAATATTAAAGATAAAATTGTAGATAGCAACGATAATAAAAAAGGTAAAAATAGAGGGCAAAAATTTATTTTATCATCCTTAAAAGCAGGTATAGGAGGTTTTGTAATTGGAGGAGAAAAAGGGCGTAGATTTTTATTTGAGGTTAAGGGAATTGATAAAATTAAAGGACAAACCAAAGTTAAAACAACAGCTTTATATTCTGTTAAAGGTGGTCGAAAAGTAAAGGCTAATCCTACTAATTTTATGAAAGAAGCACAATACAATTCAATTACTAGAATTGAGAAAAATTTTATTAAATTTGCAAATATTAATATCCAAAAATATAAATTTAGATGAGTTGGTTAGAACGTATTAATTCGGAGTTCATTATTAAATGTGGGGACGGTAGGGAATACCGCCCTTTATGGATGAATGCGGTTAAATCATACGAATTTAATGTAAGTGAATTTGAATTTATAAATCAAAGGGGCGCAAAAGTAGTACGTGAAGAAGCTAAAGCAAGGAGGTTTAATTTAACTTTACATTTTGAGGGCGAAAACGTTTTAGATATTTCGGATAATTTCGAGCGTTCAACATACGATAAAAGACCATGGACTATTACGCATCCAATGTACGGACAATTAACGGTGCAACCTTTAGGTATTAATTTTGACAATACTAAATTTAATGTAACTACAATTACGTGTACTATAGTTGAAACTTTATTAGATAATTTTCCACGAACAAATGATGATTTTGTAGATATAATTGAACAACGTGCAAATGTTACAAATGAAGCTTTAGCAAGTGCATTAGAAAGTGAGGAATTAAGCGCGTCCGATTTGCAAGAAATACAGCAACAACAAAGGGGTTTATATAACCAAGGTAAAAACTTTGCAACTGGATTAGATTCCGAAACGTATTTTAATTTATTTAATGAAGCAAATAATGCTTTGTTTGTAGCTCAATCAAACCCTATTCAATCTATTATTGCAACGCAAAGATTTATTTTAGCACCTGCAAATTTTATTCAGTCAGCAAGGACCAGGCAAAATATATTAACTAGGCAATTTATCGAGTTGTTAAATTTCTTACCTAGGGTTTTAAGTCGTTCCGAAAAAATGATTTTTCAATCCAATGCAGGTACTTTAATTACGGCTAAAGCTTTAGCAACATCAACACCTGATTTAAATGTAGATTTTAAAACAGGAATTGAAGTATTAAATTACGCGCAAATTTTACATACGGATTTAAATACTTATTTAACCTCAATTGAAAGCCTACAAACTGATAACGGAGGGGAATTAGATAGTTATATTCCAAATTACGAACCAATCAAAGAGTTAATAGATTTGGTTAATTATACAGTTGTTAATTTGATTAATATTGCAGTAAATTCCAAAACTGAAAGAAGTATCATTTTAAATTATGATACCAATGCAATTGAATTAACACACCGTTTATACGGATTGGACGCCAACGATAATAATTTAAATGATTTAATTAATCAAAATGATTTAAGTTTTGATGAATTATTGATTATTCCACAAAATAAAAAAATAGTATATTACGTGTAACATGGAATTACTTTTAAATGGATCAAGATACGATTTTTTTAATGATGTTGATGTAACCTTATCATTTGATAGTGTAGCATCAACTTTTGGGTTTAGTTTTTTACCTAATGATTTTAAAGATTTGAAATCCGTTTTAAAATATCCAAGTGTTAAAGTAATTGAGGGGCGCGAAACTTTAATTTTCGGTACGATAATAAATAATACGTTTAATTCAAAACCCACAAGTTCACTTACTGCAATATCAGGATATTCAAATACTGGAATTTTACAAGATTGTACAACACCAATAAATATTTATCCTTTGCAGTCGGATAATTTAACTTTATTGCAAATTGCCCAAAAATTAACACAACCTTTTAATGTGGGGGTTATTGTGGATAGTTCGGCTCAATCGGAGGTTAATCAAGTTTTCGAAAAATCGGAATTAAATGCAACAGAAACAATAGCATCTTATTTATCAAGTTTAGCAACACAAAAAAACATTGTTTTAAGCCATGATAATAAAGGGAATATTGTATTTACCAAAGCTAAAACAAATCAAAAACCAGTTGAAATATTAACTACTGCATTATCCATGGTATTGTCAATCAATGGGCAACAATTACACCGCACTATCACAGTTGTAAAACAAACTGATACCGATGGGGGTAATGCAGGACAATCAACAGTAACTAATCCTTTTTGTTCGATTAATAGAACAAAAACAGTAACCCAAAACAAAGGGGACGATAACGATACTCAATTAGTTGCTAGGGCGGTTTTAGGTGCTGAATTAAAGAATATAAAGCTTACCGTATCATTGGATAGGTGGGTAGATAGTAATGGTAACTTATTTAAACCAAACACATTGATTAGTATTATTAATCAAGATTTACTTATATTTGACAAAACTAATTTTTTTATTGAAAGCGTTAATTTTGTAAGAAATTCAAACGGAAAAAGTTGTACATTAAATTGTGTATTGCCGAGCGTGTACGATAATAGTAAGGTTATAAATATTTTTGAATGATTAATTTAGTTAAAATAATAAGCAATAGTGTTGTAAATGGTAAACGTATTTTAAAGTTTTTAAAATATGGTTTATCCGATGTTAGAACCGCGCCCGAAAGTGCACCGTGGGGAATAGATTGTAATGCTCCAAAAGATGCAATTGCGGTTTATGTTAAAACGGAACACAATGGAGATGATATAATTATAGGTTACATAAATAAAAATCAATTAGCAGAAATTGGAGGTTTACGATTATATTCCGAAAATGGGTATATGTATTTGCGCCAAAATGGTAATTTGGAATTGTTGGGCGATAGTAATTTTGCGGTTAAATTTAATGAATTAAAAAGTGCTTTTGATGAATTGCAATCTGATGTTAACGATTTAAAAAACTTAATTAATACATGGATACCAGTTCCGAGTGATGGTGGTGCAGCTTTGAAAGTTGCATTAACAGCATGGATAGCTACTCCATTAATTGAGAATATAGATTTATGTAAAAACGAAAAAATTAAAACAAATGGTTAAGTCGGTAACATTCAATAGCGCAGGTATTTATATAGAAAGCGCAACATCAATAAAGGACAAATTAACAAGGGTAAACGCTATTATTACAGCTTTATTAGATGTGGCTATTAAGTCCGCAGAAACTGGTAATATAAATGAATACCAATTGGATAGCGGACAAACAAAAATACGTACTAATTATACA